TTTAAAAGTTGCACTTGGAAATGTAAAACCAAAAATTCAAGCTTCCGCTGCGATAGGAACCGTTTCTACTATAATAGGAACTGCCGGTGCAGCATTACCATTTACTTCACAGATTTATAATGAACTGGGCGGTGATGTATTAGATGTTAATGATAACGGAATACCAAATGGCAATCCTGTATTGGATCAAAGTTTTGATGAACATGCGCCAGTTATACCATTTTCTTTCAAAAAGAATAATAACGTTGGTGCGGATTGTGCATTAGCAAAAACGGGTAAGTTTTTAACTACACTACAAAGACAAGATTTAGATTATATCTTAAATGTGTGGGGTAGACCAAATAAAGAAATTCCACCTGATAAAAAATCTTTTAAAGATAAACGAGCACTATATGACACACCTCGTCCAGAACAAAGACCAAATAATCAAAATAGTAGACAAAACACTGCTGTACCAGCAAAAGATCAAACATTTGGTGGAGTTAGAATTCCAGACAATTTGAAACGTGGATATTTAAAAAATATCTATATAAATTTGAACTTTTTACAAAGTGTTCTTTTAGATGCAAACAACAAAAATCTAAAAGAAGTGTACGATGTTATTTGTAGACAAATCAATGAAGCTAGTTGTAATTTTTGGGAATTGACCGTTGTTGATGCTCCTGATGTAAATGGAAAGTCTACATTAAAAATTGTAGACACAAAAGGACCGCCAGACAAAGATTATACACATGAAATTTATAAATTTGAGTATATGACAAATAATTCAATTATTAAAAAATTGAACTTTACAACTAATTTATCAAATGCTCAAGCAAATCAAATTATTTTTAAAGCTGGTTCATATGATTATACTACATCAAATCAATTGCTTGACTATAGTAATTTGTTAAATAATGCAAATAGTACAAAACCAAAAGTTGTATATACAGATAGAATTTTAAAAACAAAATCAACAACTAATCAAACACCTGATAACCAAAAAAATGCAGATACATCAGATTATTATTTCAAACAAATATTAAAAGACGGAAACAAATACGGTGATGGATTTTTACAAGTTACGTTGTATGAAACTAAAACTGCTCCTGTTTCACAAAGAACTGGCGGAGCAACAACTGTTAACTATGACAAGTATGATATAGTAGATATTGTAATTCCATATGAAGAACTTGTGGTCAATATGTTAAATGATGGTGATTTAAAAACAAATACAAACATTTATAATTCACCGCTAAGAAATGTAGAAATTGAAATAAGTTTGATGGGCATTTCAGGAATCAAGACATTTGAATTTTTCAGAATTACAAATTTACCTCCTCCGTTTAATGATGATGTAGTAGTATTTCAAGTAACAAATGTGACTCATGTTATCAATGAAAATACATGGGAAACAAGATTAAAAGCACAATTAAGACCTGCTTACAATTTAATAGGTAAATAATGAAAACATATACTGATGATACTAGAGGACTATATTTTGATATAATACAAGGAGATTATCCTGTATATACAAAACCAGCTCCTACTACAGATGATTATAATAGAGGTTATATAACCAGATATTTTGCAAAAAAAATCAATGATGGAACAATATATGAAGTATCCGGTGATTCCTATAATAATATTATAAATGGATTGTATTCTAAAATTAATTTGATTTGGAGAATAACAGGATCAAAAACAGATGTTTATCAAAACAAGGTTAAAACATATAGTGGTGTTAGAGAAGATAATTTGTCTTCTATTAGAAATGCAGAAAAATTAATGCCAGGAATATCAGGAGTTTTAAAAGATCCGCTTGAATTTTATAGATAAAAAGTATAAAATTGACACCATATACATTGTGGATATACTTGCGGTATGGTCATCAAAGACACTGAGAGTTACAAAAACTTTTTACAAGATAATTGGAACAGTGATTTAATCATGGATTGCATTCAAAATGATGAATGCTTTCATCCATGTGCAGATGAACCGTGTTTATTAATGATTTATACAATCAAAAGTAAACAAACTTATATAATTTCTGTAGATCATCCAGACTCAAGATTTTGTGTGGATAAAACCACATTGATTGAAGACTTTAATAAACTCAAAGGAAAAAAGTGGATTTATGATAAAAAGAAGTTCATGCATCTGATGCCAGTACAGAATTTGTATGATATTAACATCTTGTTTTTTATTACTGACGGTAAGATTGATGATTATACTGGTTTTGATACAACTGCTCATTCATTTTATAAACACAAGTTTATGTGTTATAGTGATTTGAATAAATGTATTCCAATTGTGAAACATTTAGAGAAGTTTGAGAAGATGTATGGTGAAATGCTTAAAAGAGTTCAAATGTTAAAGTTGGATGATAGTTTTTATAGTATTAACGGAACTATTACTGAAAATCTTAGAATTCTTGAACACAATGGTTTAAAAGTTGACGTAGAATTGTTTAATAGGCATTTTGAAAACAAAACGGTCAAAGATAAGGATGGTTATGTTTATACACAATATAACCTATATACCGCAACAGGAAGACCTAGTAATAGGTTTGGTAACGTTAACTATAGTGCTCTAAACAAAGAAAATGGGTGTAGATCATCATTTATCAGTAGATATGGTGATGATGGTATGTTGTTCATGATTGATTATAGTGCCTACCACCCCCACATAGTTGCAAAGTTGATCAATTATAACCTTCCTCCAAATGCTTATGAGTATCTTGGAAGATTGTATTATGGTAAGGACAGTCTAACAGAAGATGAAATCAAAGCGTCAAAGAATCTTACATTTCAATGTATGTATGGTAATATTCCATCTGAATTGTTAGAGGTTCCTTATTATAAGAAAATGAGTGATTATATTGCTCATAGATGGAAGTTTTTTAATGAAAATGGTTATGTAGAAACACCAATCTATAAAAGAAGGATTACTACAAACCATATAAATGAACCAAATCCAAATAAATTGTTCAATTATATCTTACAAGCCAGTGAAACGGAGTTTGGAATGCAGTCATTGGTAAGGGTCAATGAATATCTTGAGTGTAACAAAAAACAAACCAAGGCTATACTGTATACTTATGACAGTGTGTTGTTTGATTGTCATAAAGGTGACAAAAAAGAAACTTTGGTGGAATTGAAAAGATTGATGTCAAACAATCAATTTCCTGTAAAATGTTATATTGGACGCAATTATAATGAGATGACAGTGGTAGATATCTAAAAAGATTGGAGTTCTTTTGTTTTTCTAAATATTTATCCTATATGGATAGTATTGAAGAAGCAAAACCAAAGACACCAAAAGCAGCTTTATTACCTTTACCAAAGGATTTATTAGACTTGCTTGATGAAGTGGTTGCAAATTTTGAAAAGATTGACACACCACTAGATACTAAGATTAAAGAAACATGGCCGTTGTATGTCATTTTTGGTGACAGTGGTAATTATCATATTGATGCATTAAGAAAAGTTCAAACGTGGATTCAATTGGATCAAAAGATTGGACTCAAAGTAAATGAGATTTCAAAAGATCCATTGATGAAACTGAGTCTTGAGAAGAATGAATTGTATAAAGGTTATTTGGCATACAAAAACTACTATGATTCTATTTCAGGCAGAAATTCAGGAACATCATTAGAAGAAGTTACTGGTACAAAACCAAGTGGATTTATCAACAAAGACATAACTAAGTTTTATGATGCATTTAATTTAAGTCAATATAAGAGCAAAGATAAGTCCAAAGAAAATACTGGTGATGCTGTATTATTGTATGGATGTACACCAGATGAAGTTTATTCTGCGTTAAAAAGTAATAAAGTAGGTAGTACAGGCAAAGAACAAAGTTTGTGTGTTATTTTGGATAATAAAAACAAAGAAACTAGTAAGAGATTTGCAATAGTTTCTTTAAAGGCTGGTAAAGGTAGAGCTGGTAGAATATTAACATTGTTGAGACCAATGTTGGGGGATACTTCATCTGCATCACCAAGTATAAGACATCCACAAGCATTAACTCCTGATGATTTCCTTCAAATCAATGAATCTTATATTGCTGAAATTTTTCAAGACATTTATGTTGACAAACAATTGTTGACTGAAGTGGAGTTTATGAATGCGTTGAAATCTAGTTTGACAAAACTAGTTACCGCAGTTGGTAATATACCAAAATCATTAGCTGATACAATGAGTGAATTTGCTGGTAATTTGAAAAAAGTTACCACCAAAGTATTTGGTTCTATTGTATTAGGATTTAAAGATGAAATGCAAGCTATTAAAACAAAGTATTTTCCATTGGTAAATGCAGAAGAAAATTTAAGAAAAGAAATAGAAACAACAAATGAAGGAAAAGATGAACCAATCAAAGTAACTCATAGTTTTTATACAAATACCGCAGTTTTGGTTAGAGAAGTTAGAAAAATCAATTATGAAAGCTTAATTGGTAGAATAATTCAAAAATCAAAACAACTAGATAACAATAAAATATTTGTAACTGATGTACAAGATATTAATGAATCTACTATAACAGGTATTAAGAATAATATCAATAATATTTGGAATACATACTTTGTACCATTAAAAAATAGTAAATGCGTTACAAAAAAAGTTACCTGTGAACCAATAACTTTGATTGATAGAGATGCATTCAAACCAGTCATTTATTTCAATTCTAATATTCTTGCATTTGAATTTTTTGAAAAGATATTGGATAAAGTAATGAGTCAAGGAAGCAGTTTAAGTGATCAAAAGAAGATCAAAGATGAATTTATAAACATTTCCTCACAAATATCTGCTGAAGCTATATTTGGTAAGAATGATGGTCTTCCGTTGATTAAATATGACGGAAAAAAGATTCAAAGATTGGGTAAGAAGAAAGAATATTCAATTTCAAGTATAGCAGAACAAAAAGGTGGTGATTTTAAAGTTGGTAAAATTGAAATAAAAAAGAGTAAGGATGGAAATTATTTTATTATTTATTTATATCTTATATTTGAATTACAGATAATTGATGATGAAGTAGTTCCTTATTATTCATTAGTAGAACTAAGAAATGACAGTCAAAGTAGTTTTACATTCAAAGCTGAAGTAAATAAAACCGCAATACCACAAGATAAAGTATTTTAATATGAACATTAAGAAATTAATTTTTGAAGCATTAGACAAATCAAGCAGAGACATATCTATTGAAGATGGTGTATTTGATATCACCAAACAAGAACACATTGAAATCTTGAGAGGTAATCTATTGGAAGTAGGTATGTCAGTAGAAACGGTGACTGATTATCTAAATAACGTTGTAGAAGGAAAATTTCCAGAACGTCAAGCATACAACAAAAATGGTATTCTTGTAACCTTTCCAACACCGGAATATAAACAAAAAGCAATTGCAAAGGGAACTCACTTTGAGAAAAATCCAACCAAAGGTGATCCAAATGTTTTTGCAGATGATCCAACTACTCAAGAAAAACCAAAAGCAGAACCAGAACAAAAACCAACTCCAGATCAACCAAAAGCTCCAGATTCACCTGCCGCTAAAACTGATGAAAAACCAAAAGATGGTGAAGAACAAGACACCAGAACACCACAAGAAAAACAAGCAGATGCTGCAGAAGTAGAGAAAATTTTAAGAACAGAGTATACCCTTGAAGAAGCCAATTCATTTGGTTTTTATCAAAAGAAAAATACATGGTATGACTCTAACGGTAACGTAGTGGGCAAATTGTGGTATGTAGATGGTAAACAACTAATAATTAAATGAAAAAACAATTACTTTGCACATTCACTACGTCCAGTGAATATTTGAGTTGCGTAGATTTGATAAAACAAAACTACACTATTCTAAATGAAAAAATATTTATATTCAGTAATACAAAAAATTTAAAAGAATTGTATCTGACTTATAATGTTGAACTTACAGATGATAAATTCAACAAATTGCCAAATACAATAAGCGTACATAGAAAAAAACAAACCAATACAATTTATACATTGAACGCAATGAATAAGTTGATCGCTGAAGAAAACAGTGGTGTTTTTGATAAAACCTTTCAATTGAACTGGGAATTGTACCAAAACTCAATTATTTTAACTGGTGATGTGTCCGTCAGAATTATTCCCGTCAAAATTTTCAATATAATTAATTGAACTTTTCTGAGTCCTGTGCCATAGTTATGTAGTGTTATGAACAAGTGATTCGTGTGAGTCACTCAATGAGTTACAAAACTTATTAATTAACACTTAAAAATTAACTATTAAATAATTACTAATTATGGCATTAGACCTAAGTAAGCTAAAGAGTCGTTTGAACTCACTTTCAAACACAAACAACAAAACTCAACTAATCTGGAAACCAAAGCCAGGCAAACAAGTTGTACGTATTGTTCCCTACAAGTATCAACCTGATAATCCGTTTATTGAGTTGAAGTTCCATTATAATATCAACAACAAGACTTATCTATCTCCTGATAGCTTCAACCGTCCAGATCCAATTGTTGAATGGTCAAATCGTATGAAGAAGACCGGAAACAAGGAAGATTGGCAGTTGGGACGTAAGATGGAACCAAAGATGCGTACATACGCTCCAATCTTGGTTCGTGGTGAAGAAAGTGAAGGAATTAAGTTCTGGGGATTTGGTAAGAATGTCTACCAAGAGATTCTATCAATCATCAATGATCCTGATTACGGTGATATCACTGATCCAGTCCATGGTCGTGACATTGTTGTAGAATTCCGTACCGCAGAAGATTCTGGTAAGTCATTCCCAGAAACTACTATCCGTGTCAAGCCAAATGCAACTATTGCAATTGACGTATCCCAAAAGGATGTTCTTGCTCAACAAGTGAACATTTTGGATCTATTTCCAGAGTTTTCATATGATGAACTAAAGTCAGTAATGGATGCTTGGTTGAATCCTGAAGCTCAGGCTACAGAAGGTACTGTCAACGCAATTGTGGAAGATGACGCTCCTCCATTTGCAACAGCACCAGCTCCAAGTACAGCTAAAGCTAGTACCGCATCACCAAGTGCAAAGGCATCCAAAGCAAATACAGATGATGTAACTGCTGCTTTTGATAACTTGTTTAACAGTTAAAATTAATTGTTTGTAATGGGGTGGTAGTATATATTACTGCCACCCCTATTTTAGTTATATAAATTTATGAAAAAGAAAAATCAAGTTACGCAAGATACTCCTCAAAGAGATGAGTTAGTTGAATTACTAGCAAATGAGTTGAATAAAGCCAATAAAGATGGTGGTAAGATTGCATATTTCTTGGATGAGCAAGAAAATCCAGCAGAAATTAGTGATTGGATTAGTACAGGTTCTTCTATTCTTGATCTAGCTATTAGCAATCGTCCTCACGGTGGATTGCCAGTTGGAAAGATGGTTGAATTCAATGGTTTGGAAGGTACTGGTAAGAGTCTAGTTTCTGCTCATGTTGTAGCAGATACACAAAAGAAGGGTGGCATTGCAGTTGTTATTGACACTGAAAATGCTGCTGCTCCTGAATTCTGGAAGAGTCTTGGTGTAGATCTATCAAAACTTCTATATGTTCAATGTGAAACCGTTGAAGATATTTTTGAAAAGATGGAACAAATGATTGGAATTGTACGTAAGTCAAACAAAGACCGTATTCTTACAATTATTGTTGACTCTGTTGCTGCTGCTTCCACAAAAGCAGAACTAGAAAGTGATCACGGTAAAGATGGATTTGCTACTGGTAAATCTATTATTATCAGCAAAGCAATGCGTAAGATTACTACTATGATTGGTCGTCAAAAAGTACTTACTGTATTTACTAACCAATTACGTCAGAATCTAAATGCTATGGCATTTGGTGACAAGTATGTAGTATCAGGTGGTAAGTCACTTGCTTATCATTGTTCAGTTCGTGTTCGTCTGAACAACACTGGTAAACTCAAGAAAGGTGAAGAAGTTATTGGCAATGAATGTAAAGCAGTAGTTGTCAAGAACCGTATGGGACCACCACAACGTCAAGCATCTTTTGATATTTACTTTGATAGTGGAATTGCTGATTATGGCAGTTGGATCAAAGTGTTGAAGGAAAACAACTTGGTAAAACAAGGTGGTGCTTATTATACCTATAAGAAGGATGATGGTAGTGAATGGAAGTTCCAATCCAAGGACTTTGTAGAAACAATGAAGACTGACAAAGCTTTGAGTGAAGAAGTTTACTTGAAGATTTGTGACGCTGTAGTTATGAAATACAAAGATCCAAATAGCATCATTGTTGATGACGCAGTTGTTGACACGGATGAAGATTCTGGTGTATCATCTGAGAATGAGTAATCTATCTGACAGTGAAAAAAAGAGGTTGTTTTCTTTATTTGATAATGTAAAACAAGAAGAAAAAATTGGCGGATTGAATAGATCTGTCAATTCTGAAGTTCTAATTGTTGATTTCATGAACACTTTTATTAGAGCGTTCATGGCCTCCCCCTCCCTCAATACCAACGGTAATCATACTGGTGGAATTGCAGGGTGCTTAAAAAGCATTGGTTATGCAGCTAAACTAATCAATCCTACAAAGATTGTGGTTGTGTCTGATGGCCAAGGGGGTTCACTGAAAAGACGGAAGATTTATCCAGAATACAAGAGCGGTAGAAAGACAAAAATTAGGCTCAACAGAGCTTAT